GCAGGAGAGATGTGGTTCCCATTGTGGTCTCTACCCCGCGGGGTTGATTATGGGTAACTACCCCTGCAGTTGTTTCAAAAGCAGCCGCAATAACGAGAAGATTAGCTTGGTGAAGCGTGTTTTTATACCGACTCCTAAGGTTGATGTCGCAATGTGGCAAAGGTTTCGCTTGTTCACTTCGAAAGTCGTGGATGATGCGTTGCTGATTAAACCATTCCGACATGAGAAACCTAACCGAGCTAAGTTTGAGAAGTGGAACCGAGGATACCCTGAGGCTCGGAAGAGAGAGAACGAGAAAGCCTGGGCATCAATAGAGTTCGAAGCAGAACCTGTTGATAGAGTCTTAGTGAAAGCCTTCTTGAAATTTGAGAAAGACTCTAAGAATGGCTATGACGGAGTGGCGTACTCCTGCCCAAGGCTTATACAACCGTTTGAGCCTATTGTCCGGGTTTTAACAGGACTCATGGTGATGGATGTGCAAGAGTGGTTTCATGAAGTGATACCACTGGTCTTGCCAGGTGCGCGGTTCTCAGCCGGTGACAATTCAGTAGACCTTTCTAAGTGGTTTGCTAAAATGTACGGTGAGCAACAAGACATAGCCGCCAATGATATGACTTGCTATGACGCGTGCTTCCATCAAGGTTGCCACAAATTGATGCTTGACATTTACCGACAACTGGGGTGTGATGATGCCGAAGCGTGCATGATTGCGCGCGTAGGGCAAGTTAACCCAATTGGCTACACCAGGCATGGACTGAAGTACCGAGTAGAAGGTACTATGCGATCTGGTGCTGCTGATACTTGCTTGGCAAATAGTGTTGTTAACATTTTTATGCACTATTTTGCGTTGCAAGAGCTTAAGCTGCCGTTTCAAAAATTTTCAATGGCGGCTATGGGTGACGACACAATTGTCCTCAGTTCGAATGACCTAACGGGTATGTGCGACATTTTGATGAGCTTGGGGTTCCTACCGAAATTTCAAAGGAACTTACCGCTCTGGAATGCAGTCTATTTGAATATGTTGCCATACCCATCAAGCGATGGTATTCGCTTCGCGCCATTGATAGGCCGATTATTAGCGCGGTTAGGTTGGAGCACTACATACCATAAGAAGTGGAGAGAGTACCAATATGGTGTGTATAAGGCGTTTCAATCGTGCACTAATCATGTACCGATATTACGCGTGCTTGTAAAGGGTATTTTGTCAAAACTCAGTTCTCAACACGACCGAGGCTATGAGACGTCGATGGAATTTGTTAACGAATGGAGATTTAAATCTGTCTTATCGTATGACTATGAAGACAGAAAGTATACCATGCTTGAGCAGGAACCTAGTGAGATAGTTCCTGAAGTGTGGGATTTCCTTAGTTCACGTTATGGCGTGCCGGTCGCAGAATTGCAAGCCACTGAAGTGTGGCTCGAGACCACAATCCAGAAGTCAGAATCCACTGCGCTAGTGCTGTTCCATCCAGTGCTAGAGCGTTTGTGTGAGGTAGACTTGTAAAGCACGCTGCGGACACTAGGCCAGTGTCGGGCGTATCCCCTATCGCTTGGGGTGCCACTTTGCTGCTGGAATGCATAGTGGGGGGATAAGCGATAAGAACTAAACAGGGGTGGT